TAATTTTAAATTGTCGGCATTTTCAGTAGCCATATAACTCCTTTGCTTCATTAATGTATGTGTCACCAATATTCCAAAATGTGTGACTAAAATCTGGTTGTATTACTTTTTCAGGATGATCAAGTTTTGCAGCTTCTTGTTTTTTTGTTAAGTTTGTTACAAGATCATTGTATGCCTTTTTATAATCGTGTTCATCGACCTTGTGTATGACGTGTTCTTTGGCACTTGCCTGAATGATAACTGTTGGTATTTTAGTTGCTATGTAATAAAATGCTGCTTGTTGAAGATGTGTATCGTCAGGAAACTTATCATTTAATTTTGGAAAATAATAACTGAAAGTACCATCTTTTTTTTGTTTACCTGCTTTGATACTCCACTTAGTTTTTATTTCTATTAATAATTTTGGAGTTTGCACATCTGTTCTTCCGATGATTGGTATATCTAATCTGTCATCTTCTAAACTTACTGGATATTCAAAAACCATTTTTTCGTTTTTGATATTTAATTTATCCATTGCATCTAATATTTGAAACATAGTTGCATCAATAAAGTTTTTATCATTGTTCCATTGTGCTTTATCTTTTTCATCGTTCCATCTTTTAAAATCGTCATAGTGTTTCATAGGCAACACTTTGTTAGACAAATGACAAGCAATCCCATCACCAACTAAAGTTCCACAACGCATTTTTGAACTGATTTTAAAATCTTTTCTTTTCTTAGGATCACAATGTAAATATTTAAAAACCCAAATATCAAGAGGAGTATTTGCCTGTGTAGGTGAAAAATGATCCAAACCTCTGTCAACAAAATAGGATGGAATAGGTTTTGGTAAATTCATTATGTTGTAATTACTTTGTTAAAAAGATTTAAAAAAGTAAAAAAACATTTGTAAAATCATTTTTTGTGCAACTCCTATGTAAAATTTGTGTAAACTCATGTTGAAAAAATGTGAATTTTTTTAATATGTTTATTTTTTTTCAATTTACATAAAAGTTACAATCTTTTAGAAAATATTTTTTAATGATAAGTGGTACGATATGGATTTTTTGGAAATAACAAAAAAATTTGCAAGAGATTGTTATTTTGTTATCTGGAAAGATCCACGAGAAGGTGATGGTCGTTGGAAAACGAGTTGGGATGGCAAAGCTGCTATAAATATCAATGTTGGTTGGATGGAGAGAAATCCTAACGATCATACAGAGTGGGTATTGTTTTGCAGTAAAGATACCGATGTTGAATGCGATGAAAGAGGATCAGAGATTTATATTCCTGAAGGTTGCATATTGTACCGAAATTTAATTAATCCAAGCGAAGAAGGAGAGAGTTTTGAGTCAAGTACATCAATCAAAATATAACGAAAAAAAGGCAAAAGAACTGGCGATGCAGTATGTCCGTAATCGTGGCTATCACTTTAGAAAAATAGTCGAGGAGAATCAGAATTTTTGGAAAAGTTACCAATCTGATTGTCTGGTAGCTGCGGAGAATGAATGCTTGTCGAAAAATGGAAACTACTCAACAAAATAATACAAAATAAATTATTTAGTATTGCCGACATACGAGTTGCTTCAGCAATCTTGCAGCATTACAACAACAAAACCAAAGAAGCATATCCAACGAACAGACGTTTGGTGCAACTAACAGGGTTAACTTTACGGCAAGTTCAATACTCCACAGCCAAATTGCATCTGTATAAACTTGTTAATAAGCTGTCGATAAAAGGTAAAAACTTCTACGAATTAACATTAGATAAGTTCGAAATCTATGAACAAACATTCACTTCTAAACCATTTACTATGAACAAACCTTCACCTCCTACTAAACCTATTATTAATATAGATATAAATAAAAGGATTAAGAAAATAGCAAAGCATTCTAATCCCTACTACAAAGCCACAATTAATAATGGTCTTAGTTATCATCAAAACATGGAGAATAAATATACGAGGTTGATGAGCCAGAAGTTATCTCGTGATCAATACTCTCAATGGCTTGAAAGACTAGATAACAAAAATACTAAACAGTACGCACTCTCAGAAGCAAAAAGATTATGCGGATAACGGAACACGATTTAGACCAGTTGTATTATGATGCGTTCTTAACGGATCAACGATTACCAAATGCTATCCGTAAACAAAAATTAACTTTTTGGATGGATATGAACAGAGTTGATTGGTTAAACTACGGTGATGATGTCAATAGATTATCACTATCTCCTCGTAGAATTTCACGATGGGAACTAGCAATAAAGCTCATACAATTAATAAATAATGAAGATGATAGGAAAATCATCTGGCTTCGTGGAAAAAGACTCTCATGGTCTAAAATTGGACGATTAATTGCACTTGATAGACGAAAAGTAAAAAACAAATACAGCGAACTATTGATGATGATTATTGCTAAAATAAAATTTAACTACAAGCAAAATGAAAAACAAAAAATATACCGACTCATAGCTCCAAAGTTTGATTAAGAAATTATTTTTTTTTATTGACAGTTTTGACAATTTTAATCTATTTTATTAATAGACTCGGAGAAGTTTGTTTTTTTCCCAAACATTATGAATAAAGTTACAAAAGTTAATGGCAGACCGCCAAAGTACAACCAATCACGCAATGCTATCAAAAGAATACTAGAAGCTCTTGCACAAGGTGAAAGTATTAGGAAAGCGATTAGCAAAGAGAATTTATCGTGGAACACTTTTCGTAAGTGGATGGCTGAAAAGCCAGACCTTAGACAATCTTATGAACAAGCTAAGAGTGATGGCATTCATTTTCAGATTGATTCTGTTGAGGAAGAAATACGCAATATGATGAAAGCAGCTAATGATAAAACTATTAACCTTAATAGCATTAAAGCATTAGATATACTTGTTAGGCACAAGCAGTTCCTAGCATCAAAGTTATCTCCGAAAACATTTGGTACAGATAAACAACAATTATCGTTAACAAATAACAAGGGTGAGAAGTTCGCAATAGAATGGAGCAAGTAATGGACAATGATATTATTGAGCAGGATAATCCATTTGTTACTTTTTATTTGATTACAAATAGAATAACAAACAAACCAGAATTATTGGCACACTTCACATCTTTTGAAAGTGCAATGGAGATAAAAGAATTTGTTAAACAATTTGAAGCTGACTCAACTACAACAGGATCACCGACAATCCATTAGTGATAACGAAATAGAGCTAATGCGTATAGTTGATGTGTTATCAGGAGAGTTTCGTATTGGTAACGATATGGATGGTTTTGTAGTTAAAAAGAAAACTAAAGGCACTACTGCAAAGAAAAGGGAAGAATAGATTATTTGTTGGTAAATAAGGATAATTGCGTGTGATTTCGGTCGCAAAAAACTTTTTGACACGAAAAACCTTAAAATTTTTTCAAAAATGGCGGAAAACAGCCAAAAATTATTATTTTTACCACAGAAAATATTATTTTTTTACAGTATTTGTTATGATATCGGTTATGACAACCGTAAATAATGGCAGAAAACAGCCATTTTTTTTATGTGTTGAGTAAATGTTGAGTAAAATGGCGGAAATCCGCCAAAAAAATTAAGCAACCCCCATGCCATCGTGTCATTATAATTGTAACCCATTTTAACTCAGCAGAAATTTGCTTACGGACTTTATGAACAAAAAGACAAAAAAACAAAATAAACCGAAGATGGTTTCCTTTACGGACTTGGTAAAAGCATTGAACAACAAATCAAACTTTTCTGACAGGTCTGGCAAAGGAGTTGTCAAAGGCAAAGATGTTTCTCGCATGAATGATTTTCTCAAGCAGAAGTGACGAAAGTATTTATACTGGTCATAAGTCTATGGGGATATAACGGAACTGAATGGGTTTATGTCGGCAACCAGATGGCTTTACAGCAACCTATGGCAAAAGAACAATGCCTAGACTTGGCTGCCAAATGGCAAAAGCATGAATTAAATGTTTACTTCAGGTTTAGTATTGAGTGCATAGAACATAAAGGAAAGAAATCGTGAAAAAGATTACTATTCCCTATAAACCAAGACAGCTACAAAAAGAAATACACGAGTCATTAAAAAGATTTAATGTTCTCGTATGCCACCGTAGGTTTGGTAAAACGGTACTTTGCATCAATGAGATGATTAAAAAGTGCTTACAAAACGAGTTACCTAACCCACGATATTATTATATTTCTCCAACTTACTCTATCTCCAAGAGAAACTGTTGGGATTATTTAAAATATTACACAGATGTCCTCCCAGATGTGCAATACCACGAAACCGAGCTGCGATGCGATTTACCGAATGGTGGTCGTATTCAACTGCTCGGCTGTGAGAGACCTGATACCCTTCGTGGCTTGTATATGGATGGGTGCGTTCTCGATGAATCAAGTATGATGCCGAGTAATCTTTGGACAGAAATCGTTAGACCTGCATTAGTTGATCGTGAAGGTTGGATGATTAGTATCGGTACTCCGTCAGGAAGAAATAGTTTTTGGGAGTTGTTTGATTACGGACAGCATCACGAACAATGGTACGCAAAATCTTTTAAGGCAAGTGAAACAGGAATTGTACCTGAAGAAGAACTAAGCGAAGCTAAGAAGTTAATGCCACCAGAAATCTATGAAGCAGAGTTTGAATGCTCGTTTGATAGTGCAGGGATTGGCTCTATTTATGGCAAGAGCTTAACATTGGCTGACGAGCAAAAGAGAGTAACAAAAGTTCCTTATGACTCGAAGTACAAGGTAAATACTTTTTGGGATTTAGGAATGGCAGACAAGACAAGTATTTGGTTTTGTCAGCAAGTAGGATCAGCAATACATTTGATTGATTATGAAGAAGATAGTGGTGAGGGATTAGAATACTATGCAGGTATGCTGCAAGACAAAGGGTATGTCTATGACACGCATTACTTTCCTCACGATGCAAGTGTAAGAGAAATAGGAACAGGAAACTCTAGGATAGAAACAGCACAGAGTTTAGGATTGGTAACTTCTATTGTACCGAAGCTGCCAGTAGATGATGGTATTAATGCAGTACGAATGATTTTATCAAGATGTTGGTTTGATCACGAAAAAACAAAAGATGGATTAGATGCACTTCGTCAATATCGTTGGAGTACAACTGGCAGAGGTGAAATAAAAAATAGACCAGTACATGATTGGACTTCGCATAGTGCAGATGCTTTTCGTTACTTGGCAGTTGGATTAAATACATCAACAAATTGGAGTACAGAAATTAATTATCCGAATTTAGGAATTATGTAATGGCAAAAAAAACAGATTCAGAATTATTACAGGTAATATCGCAGGAAGTACAAAACTCACTAGGGTTTTACACCTCCGATTTATCGGAACAACGACAGCAATCGCTAAAATATTATCTCGGTGAGCCATACGGCAACGAGGTTGAAGGCAGAAGTGCTGTTGTTACACAAGAATTATTGGAAACAGTAGAGTCAGTTTTACCAAGTTTAATGCGTATGTTTACGCAAAGCGATCGCATGGTAAGATTTGAGCCAACACAACCTGAAGATAGCAGGTTTGCTGAGAGTATTTCTAATTATTGTAACCATATTTTTAACAAAGATAACGATGGTTTCAGTATTTTGTATGATTTATTTAAAACAGCACTCCTTCAAAAGAATGGTTTTTGCAAAATCTACTGGAATACATCACAAGAACAGAGAAAAGAGCAATATCAAGACCTTACTGAAATTGAATACAATTCACTACTCCTTGATACTGAGGTTGAGATAACAAAAGTCGATGAAAAAACATCTGACGATGCTCTTTTCCCTGTCAAATACGATGTTGAAGTTGTCAGAAACAAGGATTTAGGCAGAGTAAAGATTGAAAGTGTGCCACCAGAAGATATTTTGGTTTCCAAGAGAGCAACTTCAATGAAAGATTGTAATTTTATAGCTCATAGAGTGTATAAAACGAGATCAGAGTTAATTGACATGGGATATGATGCAGAAATTGTTAATAATTTACCTGTATCAGACGAAGAAGTTTTTAATACGGAAGCTATAACCAGAAGAAGTTATGATGATGCGTCAACAGACTTAAATGTTAGCACATTAGATCCTTCACAAGCCGTAGTGAATGTTACCGAATGCTATATCAAAGTGGATATGGATGGTGATGGCATTGCGGAACTAAGAAAAGTTACTGTTGGTGGTAGTGGTTATAATAATTATAAACTTTTAGAGAACGAAGAAATACCATTTATACCATTAACGATGGTACGAGCTATTCCTATGCCGTATCGTTTTTTTGGATTAAGTTTTTACGACCTGATTGCTGATATACAAGCTGTATCATCAACAATATTACGAAATACACTCGATAATATGTATTTCCAAAACCACGCAAGAACTCTTGTTG